AACCAAGTCCACGTAGTCGGTTTTGAACGGCAGTCCATAACCGGCTATAAAGTTCCGGAGCATGACTTTTGTCAATTTCCAGTTCTGTGCATTGGTTGCATCATTCAAGTCTGAAGATAAGAACCAATGAGAAGGATCATCAAGACGGTAGTCTTTGATCCTGAATAGCGCTTTGGTTGCCTCCCAAGCCTGATCTTGTCGGTGAAACGACGAGAACGTGCTGGGATGCCACTTTAAACAGTCCACAAGTATGTGGGCCAAAGGCGCTTGAATCACATTTACCCAGTAGGGTGTTAGTGTGACCCACCTTGCCTTGTTTCCCATTTCTGGGACGACTTCGGCTCGGCAAACGACTGGAAGTCCAGTACTGCTGTACTCTTTCCAGGCGGTATAAAGCAACTGCTTCCCTGTGACTCTATCGAGTCCACAGTACCTCAAAGGTTGATCTTTCGAAAAACCCTTAAGTTGCTCTTTCAGGTATTCATCACAAATCCTGTCGGATAGTGTGAATGGATCTCTAAAAAGTGTCATCCATACTTGGATTCCACTTTTGTGATGGACGACGCCGAAAGGAGTGCTCTCCTCTTCGTCATCCTCAGGAACTCTAGTAAGTACTCTTATTAGAGCTTCCCGCACAGCAGAAGCTTGACCCCCTTTGCTAAGGGAATGCTCTGCTTCACCAGACGATGTCACACTGCAGTGTGACACACCGTCAGGAATTGGGCCTGGTCTTATCTTTCGACAAATACCGCCAATCCTTCTGGCCGCGAGGGCCATCTTATAAAGATGTTCTTCGCTCGGCTGGAAATCCGATGTAAGTACCTGCTGGTATCTTTCAAAGGACTTCTCCTCAGTCTTCTTTCCCATGTATGGGAATTGTCTTGAGGATACTAGATGAGATAGATGCTGTAGCAACAGCATGCTTCTTTCTTCGAGAAGTAGTGGTGCAATAGCACTCACTCTACCTAATCTCTTAAAGATATTGTTTCCTGCTGGAATCTCAATATCTCCAATCGTTCTGGTCTTCACAAACATGTGAAAGACCCAGTTCGACCAGACTTTGTAGTCACTTACTAGTGACATGGGATTGAATATCCCCAAAGTGAAAATCTTCCTTATCAGTGTTCTGATAGTGAGAAGATCATCTGATCCCACAAGAAACATCTTGTGATCGATCAGCCATAGAGCATCGACTAATCCAGATATGAATTCTTCGATTCTCAAGTACTGGTGTTTCGGTCTATTTACTAATAAATCTGCCAATCTGGACGACAGTCCAATATTGGTCACCAGGAGTGTTCGGAGTGATTTCTGCTGAAATTCACTCCAGAATTTACCTTTCCTCTCCCACTGCTGTGAGGCGATGGATCGGTTCCCTCTCTTCTCCGACAGGAGAGATCCGGAGGGTAAGGAGTAGAGATATCTGCTGATATCTCCATCCACGTGGAGGCTTACGACAGGTAGTAACCTAGACCAAGCCTTCAGATTCTTACCTACAACGTCCCTAGGGATAGTTGCTGGGATAAGAAATTCTGTGGCGTCCATGCTATCTACT